TGCATCTTTAAATACTACATCTGTTCCATACACAGGACAACCAGCTACTCTTACTCAATTTGACGGTGTGAATGTTACATTAGCTAACGCTGCAACTAGTACAGAAACAGGAGGTGGTTTCCAGTGTACAATTGGACCAATAAATGATAGGGCTTAAATATGGCAGGAATTAGTTATAGCACTTTAATTACACAGATTAGAAACTACACAGAAGTAGATTCTAATGTTTTAACAGCTGATCAATTAGAAAATATTATTTTAAATGCGCAATATAGAATTATGCGTGATGTACCTATTGATGCAGATAGAAAACAACAAATAGGTAATTTAGTTACAGGGCAAGAAACTATTAATGCGCCAGGTGGTGCTTTATTTATTAGAGCAATACAGGTTTATGATTCAACTTCAGCTACTACTGGAGCCAACGTTTTTTTACAGAAAAAAGATGTTACTTATTTACAAGAATATGTTTCATCTACAGAATCAGCAAAAAGAGGTCAACCAAAATATTACGCTATGTTTGGTGGTGCTACTGGAGATGGTGATACAAACTCTGGAAGAATGATATTTGCCCCTGTTCCAGACACAACTTACAAATTTAGAGTTCATTATAACAAGATGCCATCGACTTTGGCTTCAGATAACACTACTAACTATATCAGTCTAAACTTCCCAAATGGCTTATTATATTGCTGTTTGGCAGAGACATATGCTTTCTTAAAAGGTCCAGCAGATATGTTGACATTATACGAACAAAAGTATAAAAACGAAGTAGATAAATTTGGTGTAGAGCAAATTGGAAGAAGAAGACGAGATGACTACACAGATGGAGCTGTTAGAATAACAATACCATCAACAACACCGTAAGGAGATATAATATGGCAATAACATCGGCAGTATGCACAAGTTTCAAAGTAGAACTTTTAAAAGGGGTTCACAATTTTACGGCAACAACAGGTAATACTTTTAAGATTGCTTTATACACTAGCTCTGCAACTTTAGGCGCTAGCACAACAGCTTTTTCATCTTCAAACGAAATCACTAACACATCAGGAACTGCTTACACTTCTGGTGGCGCAACTTTAACAAGTGTTACTCCAGCAGCTTCTAGCACGACTGCAGTTTGTGATTTTTCAGACGTAAGTTACACTTCAGCTACTTTTACCGCAAACGGTGCATTAATTTATAATGACTCAGCATCAGGGGATCCTGCTTGCGTGGTGATAGCTTTTGGCGCAGATAAAACTGTAACTAGTGGAACTTTTACAATTCAATTTCCTACAGCAGACGCAACCGACGCTATTATCAGGATAGCATAAGGAGGGACTCCTTATGTCAGAAACATCAATTTGGGGTGGAAATAGTCCCTCAGTTGCATGGAATCAAAACTCTTGGCAATCTAATATATTAACAGTTTCATTAACAGGTGTTTCAGCTACAACCTCTGTAGGAACAGTAGACGCATTTAATGAATCAGGGTGGGGATCAGATGCTTGGGGTGATGAAAACTGGGGTGAAAGTAGTTTAGATGTATCAGTAGAAAGTGCTGGTGTTGGAACAACAGCGGTTGGTTCCGTAACAGTGTCAGCAGAAATAAATTCAGGTTGGGGTAGACAAGCTTGGAATGATAATGCTTGGGGTATTCAAGGAATAGTATTACTCGATGGTCAAGCAGCAACAGCAAGTGTAGGTTCAATATCTCCTGCTGACGTAATGGGAGTTACCGGAGTATCTTCAACAACATCAGTTGGATCACCTACAATAATTGGTAGTGTTGAATTTTCATTAACAGGATCTTCTGCGACTTCTTCTGTCGGTTCTTTATCTCCAGCAGATGTTATGGGAGTAACAGGTCAAGTTGGAACAACATCAGTTGGTTCTTTATCTCCAGCAGATGTTATGGGAGTAACAGGAGTTTCAGCTACTTCTGCAATTGGTGAAATTGGAATTACTTCAAGTCCAGTAATAAATTTATCAGGGCAAGCAACAACCTCTGCAGTAGGATCTTTAACACCTGCTGACGTTATGGGGGTAACTGGCTTATCTTCTACTTCTGCAGTAGGATCTTTATCACCTGCTGATATAATGGGATTAACGGGTCAACAGGCTACAGTTTCTGTGGCTGCATTTGGCACTGCTTCTGGCTTCGGAATACAAGCATATTCTAACATTGACACAGGATCAAATTCTTCGTATACAAATGTTGCAACTGGGTCAAATACAAGTTATACTGACGCTGCTTAATAGGAGATAAAATATGGCATCAACATATACACCACTCGGAGTAGAACTTCAGGCAACTGGCGAAAACGCTGGAACGTGGGGAACTAAGACTAATACAAACTTACAAATTTTTGAACAAATTGTTGGGGGATTCACACAGCAATCAATAGCAGGTGGAGCACAAACTACGACTTTATCTGTATCTGATGGATCAACTGGGGCAGTTTTATCTCACAGAATGATTGAGTTCACTGGTACAATTTCAGGAAACCAGATTGTAACTATTCCATTAGACGTACAAACTTTTTATTATTTAAGAAACTCAACATCAGGTTCACACACAGTACAATTTAAATACGTAACTGGATCGGGTGATTCTTTTACTTTTGCAGCAACAAACAAAGGTGACGCTGTTATATTTGCAACTGCAAACGATGGAACTAATCCAGACATTCTTACTTTACCAGCCGGTGATGTAACTCTTACTGGAACACAAACTTTAACAAATAAAACTTTAACATCTCCTAAAATAGGAACTTCTATTTTAGATACAAATGGACTTCAATTAGCTTTACTTACAGCTACAAGTTCAGCAGTTAATGAAATTACTATAGCTAATGCAGCTACTGGTAATAACCCTATCATTAGTGCAACAGGAGATGATTCAAACATAGGTATTTCTTTCGCAACAAAAGGAACTGGAGTTATTAAAGCTGAAGATGGTGGTGGAACAGTTTCTGCAGTTAAAATTGCAGGTAAAGAAACTATTTGGGTTCCTGCAGTTGCAATGTATCCAAACTCAACAAGTGGATGCGCAGATTTAGCACAAACAGAATTATCAAATGGACCAGAAATTAAAACTTTAGACTTTGACAAAGACTCTGATGAGTTTGCACAGTTTGCTATTGCTTTTCCTAAATCATGGAATGAAGGCACAGTAACTTTTCAAGCATTTTTTACAGCAAATACAACAAACACTGGTACAACAGCATTTGTTCTACAAGGTGTCGCCTTAGCAGACAATGGTGATCTTAACACTGCTTTTGGAACAGCAGTAGGACCAACAGCGAAAGCTATGAGTGGTACAGCAAACGATTTAGCAGTAACGGCAGAAAGTGGTGCAGTAACAATAGCAGGCTCACCAAGTACAGATGAATACGTTTTCTTCCAAATATCAAGAGATGTTTCAGCAGATGACTTAACTGCTGATTCAAAACTACTAGGAATCAAATTATTCTTCACTACTGATGCTGCTAACGACGCATAATAGGAGTAGTAAATGGATAAATTAAGAAATGATTTAACGGGACAAAACCCTAGAGGAAAAAACAATACTCTTAAACCAAGAGCTAAATCTTTTGGTTTTCAAGTTTTAGGATTTGGTTCTGGTGCAGGAGGCCCTGTAGAATATTTTGTTGAATACTTAGTTCTTGCTGGTGGAGCAGGAAGCCCTATCACAAGTTCTAATGCACCTGGAGGAGGTTCAGGTGGAGGTGGATATAGAGTAAGTCCATCTAACGCTAAAAATTTTCCGGTTTTTACAAAAACTACTTACCCTGTTACCGTTGGCGCTGGAGGAGCTGCAGGAACTAACATAGGTCCGGGCGGAGCTAGCACTACTCAGACTAAAGGAGGAGACTCCACTTTTTCTACTATCACTTCAAATGGAGGAGGTAGAGGATCAGCAGGTCCCGGAGAACCTGGTGGATCTGGCGGAGGCGGAGGTGGATATAGTGGTTCACCTGGAAAAGGTATAGGAAATACCCCACCCACAAGTCCATCACAAGGTAACCCTGGAGGTGACAACGATAACACATTTAATAGAAACGCTGGAGGCGGCGGTGGCGGCGGAGCCGGTAGTCCAGGCGGAAATGGATCTCAAGGATCTGGAGGATCTGGAGGTGGCGGAGTATCTAATGACATATCTGCTTCTTCAGTTACTTATGGTGCTGGTGGTGTTGCAGAGGTTGGAAACTCACCGACTGCTGGAAGTAACGGCGGCGGAGGAGGTGCTGGAGGCGCAGGAGGAACAGGAACCGTTATTATTAGAAGAATAACAGCAGATTCGGCTTCAGCTTCTGGAGGAACAGTTTCTACAAGTGGTAGTGACACTATTCACATATTTACATCAGATGGAACGTACACGGGTTAATTATGAAACATTTTGCAAAATTAAGTAGTGATAATATTGTTCTTAACATACATGCAGTTTCTGATGATAACGCTGCAACAGAAGAACAAGGAATTACTTTTTTATCTGAAATTCACAAGTGGCCTTATTGGAAACAAACATCTATTTCAGCTGCTGAAGATAATTTAAGACTTAGACCTGCTAATATTGGTGGCAGTTACGATCCTGTTAATGATGTTTTTATTCATCAACAACCTTATC